TAAATCTTCATAAGAAGGAATATTTCCTATTCCTTCTGGTACAGAATTTATATTACCTAAATTATCAGTATCAATACTTGGTAAATAATTGTGTATATCAAAATTACGAACAAAATCACCGGCAGTCTGTCCCCAAGCTTTAGAATCTGCTCTGTAAGTAATTTCACCAGTAGCACTAAAACTTGTTCCAAATATTTCATTTACTGTAGATTTAACAACATTAAAAGCAGATATCAAACCATTAATTTTTTCAATCATAAAATTAATAGCTTCAGCTACTGTACTTGCTATAGAAGTAAACACAGAAGCTAAAGTATTTCTAAGACCATTACTTGCTATTTGCCATCCAATAAAAGCACCAACTACAGCTACAATCAAACCTATTAGCCATAATATAGGATTACGCAAAATAGTTGCATTTAATACAGCCATTGCTCCACTAGATAATAAAGTTGCAACAGCCATTAATCTTTGTGCGATACTTACAGCTATAGTTCTAGTATAAGAAATAGCTAAACTAGAATTAGTTAACACAAGCGCTGTATTATACATTAATGTATATGTTATAGCTAATAATTTACTAGCACTAGATAAACCAAGTGCTGTATTATAAGCAAAAGTATATGCTGTAGCCAATAACTGCAATCCATTATATATAGCTAAATAAGCGATATATCCACTCAAAGCAATACCAGCAGATGTCAACATACCTAACAAAATAGAAAATGTATATTCAATTACAACTCCTAAATTATTAAATCCATCAGTAAGTATATATACTCCTGCTACTACTGCACCTATAGGCAAAAATATTGCGCCCCACATTTCAGCAGCACTCATAGCAGTTAAAGTTTGCACTATTCCAAGAGTACGAATAAGTTTTATTGCTGTAGGAACATATGCTATAAATTGCAATACATATCCTACTTTACTTATCACACCCAAAATAGCCGTTTTAGTAGTTACACTAGCAAGAGCTATACCATATAAGCCTAATACACTAATAGCACCACCAAAACCAACCATTATAGTATCAATAGCAAATTTATTTTTATTATAAAAATTATCAAATTCACTATTTAGCCATTTTATATTGTTTATAAGTCCATTAATAGCATTAGCTCCAATAGTAGCAGCAGCAACTAAATTATTTGCAAAACTTTTTACTAATGAACTATTAGCTAATTTATTAATTTCTACATATACAGGTTGAAACGCATGACTTATTCTACTTTGAATATTAGTCCAAATATCTTCCCATTTCATAGGAATAGTTTCAAATTGTTTATTTATTTCATCCGTTGCTCCTAAAATAGCATTTTTAATTATTTCTGCTGTTATTTCACCATCTGCACCTAATTGTTTTATTTCTCCCATAGATACACCCATATAATCAGCAATATATTTTTCTATTAATGGTGCAGCTTCAGCTATAGAACGTAATTCATCACCTTGCAATTTACCAGACCCAAGAGCTTGTGTTAATTGTAATAAAGCGTCTTTTTGTCTTTCAATATCTGTACCACCTATATTAAATAACTTCTGAATATTTTCCATAAAAGGTACTACAGTTCTTGGGTCAGGAAATGCTTCTTTTGCAGTCATTGCAATTTTAGATACACTATCTGCCATTACATCATAAGGACCTCTTGCTCTAAGTGCCGATTGATAAATTTGTTCATTCAAAGCTATTGCTTGCTCTTGTCCACCAGCAACTAAGTTTAATCTCGCCATAATACCTGAATATGCGTCAGAAGCTTTGATTAATTTGCTAGGGATTGAAGCTATTTCTTCTATCGCATTAAATATCATATCACCAAAAATACTTCCAATTATAAAAGAACCTGTTAAGCTATCTTTTAAACTTTCAATACTTTCTTTTAATGAAGAAACATTTCTTTCAGCTTGTATAGTATCTATATTAACTTTTAAATATTTACCATCAGCACCATGCCAACGTCCCAACTTATCTTGATATGCTCCTAATGCTTCTAATTGTCCTATAGTATAAGGAATAGTTTTATTTATTCCTGCTATATTATTTTTTACACCATTAGCCATATTTTCCATACTTTGTTCAGCTTTTAAAGTGCTATTTGCCATTTGTTCTTCTGCTAGATAAAGTTTATTCACTGCTTGTGTAGCTTTATTAATAGGATTAGATATCCCATCTCTCATTTTTATAAACTGTTCTAAAGTAGACAAAATATCATCTCCTTTTAATTTTAGTCTTATTAGCTGCTTCTTTATCTCTTTTCATTTTTATAGCGATTGCTGCAAAAATAAAAGCCTGTTCTTCTTCAGACAGGCTTAATATTTCACTTGGTAATTTATGCAATTTGTGTAGGCAATAATACATTATATTAGAATAAATATCATTGCCGTTTATAAGTTTTTTGCTCTTTTAATTTTCGCTTCCATTCCAGACTCAAAACCATTTGCTTCATTAACTGCAAGTATTAAGTCGTTATACTCTCCAGGAATGAGCATTTTTTTTGCTAAATCTATTGCACCTATAGCACCATAGCTATTTTGTAATTCTGCATTATTTAAATTTGGATAAATAACAGTATTTTCTATCATTAAATCTGCTAGTTTAGCTGAATCTGTTTCAATATATGATTGTTGTGTTTTAGGATTAGTTACACGTTTTTTACATTGTGCTTTCAATTTACTTAACTCTGTTGCAGTTAAAATTTTAATTTTCCATGGTATAGGATTACCTTTTTCATCAATAAAACGTTCAGACGCTATATAATCAACTTCTTTATATTTAATAGCACTTTCAGCCATAAAAGCTTTTAAATTATCACTCATTTATATCTCTCCTTAATTTTAAACTATAAAAGCCACTTACTAAAAAGTAAATGGCTTTTATTTTTATAAAGTTGATAAACTATTTAAAGTATTAGAAAATTCATTCCAGTATGTGTTATCACCAAGAGTCATAAAAACTATAAAGAAACTTGTACCTCCTATAAAAGTATTTGCATAAGTTACTCTAAAAGTTTTATTTTGATATGGTGGTTCTTGAGTTTTTAATATCAAAAATCCATTATTACGAAATTTTTCATATCCCGAATAAGTTATAACTGTATTACTATTTCTATCTTTTACCCCTTGTATCATTTCATCTAAAACTTTTTTTCTATCCCATGCTGTTAAACTATTATCTGGAGTAGCTCCTTCTGTTCCAATATTTTCAACTTTTGGATAAACCAGTATTATTCCAAATAAATCGTTTGTTTTTATACTAGCTTTAATATTAAAACCATTTTTATCATTAGGATTATTTACCTCATTAATTTTCCAACCATCAGGAAAATTAATAGTAAAATTATAATCATAATTAGTATACTGTTGGGCAAAACCTACTTGATTAAATCCTAAAAAAATTAATGTACATAAAATTAATAAAAATTTTTTCATAAAAATAATCTCCTTTATATATAACTAATTATTTTAATTATATATATAAAAAAATTATTTTTCAGCATTTATTTCATTCCATCAATGTCTTTAAATTTTTCAGGCATTTCAAATCCTTCAAAAGTAAAATCTACATCTTGCTCAAGCCAATCACCATCAGCATCAAAACCAGCTATTGTTGCACCATCTAAGTTACAATCTTTTAAAATAACAGTTTGACTACCTACTGAACTTGTTGGGTCATAATTTTGAATAATAATATCAAAATAAAAATCTTGCCCTGTATCTTGATATTGTTTAACAAGCTCATTAAAACGAGAAGTATTATTATAAATAGTCATAGAACCTGTATAATTAACATTTGTTGTTCTATGTCCTACTGCTGTTCGTCCAAGAATAGGTACTTCTACCTTATTTTTTTCAGCTTTTGCTTCTAAATTTTTAGCTTGCATAAGCAAAAATCTTTCTCCATTTAAATTATTTATAACACAAGACGCTAATTTTGCAGATACAACATCCTTAGCATGCATTGTTCTATTCGTATCCATTAATAATCACCAACTTTCTAAGCTACAATAATATTCATATAAAGTTTTTCCATACACATTACAGGTTGTATAGCATATTCACTTAAAACAGTTTCTTTTGATTGTCCCATTGTAGGGATTGGCACATCTTCTGCCTTAAAATTAGTAATTGCTCTTATTCGTTGCATTTCCTTTTCATATGCTACAATATCGCCCCAAAGAGCCATACGACCTTCATCGTCATTTGGCTCTTTTCCTAAATATGTTTTATTAAATAATCTAGCTATATCAATGGCATGTTGGTCTAATACACGAATAACCTGATTACTAGAAAAATCTTCATTTTTTTCTTTACTAAAAGAAGTAAATGTATTTATATCTCTAAGAATGTTTATATCTCCAACTATATCACCATCAACATTATCTGCTACACGGTGAAATATAAGCATACCATTTGTAATAGCTTTTTCTAATTCTGTTTGTTTATAATTTGTATTTATAGTATATTCACCATCATATGTTTTATTTGTACAACTTGCATTTACAGCACAAGAAGCTTCTGCGCCTGTTACCCAATAAACTAAATTTGCAGGACTTTTCCCTTTATCTATAACAGAATTTTGAATACTAATAACACCTTCATAATCAGCATTTTCATATCCATAAACTACACATTGAAATTTTGCTCCTACTTCATCACGCAAACGCTTAGTAAACTGTATCATTAAATCTTGAATAGTTTCATCTGTAGAAGCACAGCCTAAAATATTAAAATAATATGGTTCAATTTTTTCTAAGAAATCTTGGTATTGCAAACCAGATATTTCACCACCATTACTACCACCTTCAAGCGGTGTACCAGATGTAATAGATTCAGATAATAAGCCTGTACGCTTAAATACTACATAATCATTATCTGTAATTTCTGCCCATGTAGAAATTGTTTGTTTATCCATCATAGTAAATGTAGTGTCTTTTTCTGCTGTAGCTGCACTGCCAACTTGTGCCATTCCTATTATAGAGTTATTAATATCTTTATATTCGTTCAAATAGGTAATTACATCATATTTTGTTTCATCATCAATATTAGGCTGAATTGCAATAGTAAAGTTATTACCTCGAACACCACCATATTTAGCAGTTGCTAAACTATTACTAGCTTTAACTGCTCCATTATTAATTCTATAAAAATAACCTGTTTTTAGATTTTTAAATAAATCTCTCAAAGGTTTCATTTTTTCATGACTGTAATCATAACCAAAATAAAGCATAGAATTTTTCTGAAAATCAGCATTTTCTACTGTAAATACTTCACCTTCAATACCCCAATCTAAATCTAAAGGCATTGCAGCATATCCACGGTCTGCCATATTTACACTAGCACGTACTTTACTAACAAAATTAATATAAGTACCTGGTAATTTTTTATTTTGTGTAAGCCAAGTACCGCCACCTAAAGCCATAATTTATTCCTCCTAATTTTTTTGTTCCTTTATTGGAGCAGATAAGAATTTATCTAATTCTTGTTGTATTTCTTCATGTGTATAATTTTTATTATTAGATAAAATAACCGTCAGTACATCTTTATACTGACGGTATTTTTTAGATTGTAAAATCTGCGTTTTAGTATACATTTATTTCACCTTTTGTTTTTGAATTAAATTTTGCATTAATGGACCTCGTTGGATTGGTCTTATTACAAAGAAATCATAATGTATTTGTAAATGTAAAATATTATCTACTATATTAGCTTCCATATTTGTACCACGAATTAAATCTTTTCCCATATAAATATACTCTAATATAGGATAAAGTCTATCTAAAATAGCATTTATTTCTTGTTGTGGTTCTAACTCACTTTTAGGAAAGTACCTTATCATAAATATATTTTTTCTAAGATAACGATTGCCATATATAAGATTAAAACTACTATCTAATAATCTTACATAAAAAGAAGGTTCTTCAAATCCTTGTGGAATATCATTTATATAATAAGTGTAGTTATTACCAAATTCATTATTTAAAGCCTTTATTATACCTTTTACAATATCTTGCCCATTTACATCAACCATGTAAGTGTCTCCTTAAAAAATCGTAAAATCTTTGCTGTACATAAGCATATCCTTCTTGCTCAACTAATTTAGCAGATAATTTCATCATATGATGACCTTCCACAAAATTTGTTTTTAATCGTTTTCCTAAAACAGGTACATATCTACCTACTTTTTGTCTATGCCCATTTTCAACATAACTTGCATATTCCATAGGATTAACTATAGAAGCTATATAATAGTTCCTATGTTTAATAGCTTTTGTTATATACCAAGACCTGCGTAATGACCCACCTTGAGATATTTTTTTTAACTTAACTTTTCCTTTATTTTTACCTCGTTTGATTTTGCCTACTACTTCAAATGTACCTTTACCTACTGGAGTTCTTTTTTTTACTTCTGTAAAAAATATCGTTGCTAATTCATTAGCCATTTGTCTTATAAATAAATCTTTATGTTCATTTAATGCTTCTAAATTAGCTTCAAATTGTTTTAACTTTTTAAAATTCTTTTTCATCATGCAAAATCATTATATAACTCAAGATTTATTTCTTGGTGTGTTTTATAAATAGCAGGTTTACCACTACAAACATAATCTGTAGTTACCCCTTGTCTACATATGGATACATAAGAACCAGCTTTTATTAGTATATCGGAAGGTAAAAATAATTTAATACTTTGTATAAGTTTAGCTTGCTCATCATCTGTTGTACTAGGAAAATTAGAAAAAGACATTCTACAAGAAACATTTTCAAGATAAATTTTTTTTACTTGTCTAGTAATACCTGTATTAATATCATTTATTTTTTCATAAGTATAAATATTACAAGTATCTTCATATAATTTCTCTATAGCTATTTTAGCTTTTAGCCTAGATTTATCTAATATACTCATTTTGATAATCTCCTATATTTTCTTAATTGAAATATATAATTTTTTAATACGGAGTTAGCAAACACAATATTATTAGAACTGTTGCTGAAATTAACAGTTATATCTCCCTCTTTTATACTTGTTATATCACCACTAGAACCTTCTTCATTACCAATATTCTCATTTCTGTAAATATCCATAGCCATTCTATAAGCAGTATTTACTAATCCTTCAGGTAATTCACAAATATTACAGTAATTTAGTATTGTTTCTTCAACATCATCTAAAATAAATTGAAGGACTGTATCCTTTTCATCAGATACAGTCCCTAATAAATTTTTAAGTTTAGTTACTTCTAGCATAATATCATCCTACTTTATGCTTAAATGCTACCATACGAATTTGTTTTTTATCATACACTCGTTCCCAATTTGTAGAATTTTCAAGCTCTACAAAAGTAGGGCTTTCTACATTAGTTCTTACTTTATTAGTCCATTTAATTCCACGTGGATGCATAATAAAACATTGACGATTAATAAGATAATCAATACCTGAACCCATTAATTTTTCTCGGTCAGTTTCAGTAGCAACAAAACCTTCTGGACTACCATTACCTAATGCAATAGCACCTTGTCCAAAAAGATAAGTTGTATATACTCCTTCATCTACTGGGCAACCATCATCAACAATTACTCTACGGTCTTGATATGTTTCAAATTCTACAGAATTGCTATCTCTTTCTGTAGAAATAAGATTTTGCTGTTTTAAATAAGATTTTGTTTTAGAATGCATAATTACGCCTGTAAGTTGGTCTTGTGCATCTCCTAAAAGTTGAAGGGCTTCAATAAAAGCAGAAGCAGAAATATTAGCAGCTTTTCCACTTGACGTAGATACATCATATACATGTTCTGCTTTCATTTGTTCAGACGAAAAAACGCCTTTAAGAATACGAAGTAATACTTTTTGTCGTTGACGTTCCCAGTATTTAGCAACAAGTGTTGCAATAGCTTCCATAGGGTCTTTTCCTGCAAGCTGTGCAGATAAATCTGTAGCAGCCCAAGCTTTAGCAAGACGAATAGTAGTAGATATATCTTGATTAGATGTAATTTTAGCAGGTGTTAATTTAGCTCCTTCAATTACAATTTCAGCATCTCCTGTCAAATCTTCAAAAAATGGCATATGATGAATTGGTGCTGGTTCACTTGCTAAACGGTCAAATTCTGCATTATTACTAACAATTCCACTTTGGTAAAGTGCAGATAATTCCATAGAACGATTAATCACATATGGATTAAATAGCTCTGGTACAATAATATCTTGTAAAGTTGTTGCCATTAGTTAATACCTCCAATATTTACTCCAGCAGCTTGAGCCAATGCTCTAGCTTGTTGTGGATTTTCTCTAAATAATTTACCTTGTTCAGTAAGATTAAAATGTTCTTTACTAAATGGATTATTTATAGGATTACCACCTACTTTAGGCTCATAACTTTGTTTATCATTTTTAAATAAAAAAGGCTTAGATTGTTTCAATGGATTAATCTGTTCATCTAAGCCTGTTACTGTACCATCATCAGATACAATTAATTTAGTTTTATCAATTAAACTTGCTACAATATCAACATCTTGTGCTGTGTTAGTTAATTTTAATTTTACTGCACTATCAATACGTAAATTTTTTAAATCTTGCTCGTATTTAGTTTTAGAAGATTTATTTTCTTCTTGTAACTGCTTAATAGTGCTTTCTAATTTTTCTTTATCTCCAGCCGTTTTCTTCAAGGTTTCAAGCTGTTTATCACGCTCTTTAATCTGCGTTTCAAGATTAGATTTAGCTGTAGTAGCTTCATCAAATTTTGCTTTTTCTACATAGTTATCTTTTAAAAAATTCTTTAAACCTTCTGTTGCTTTCTTTCTAGCATCATCTGCAAGATTTAAAGAAGCAATGTATTCTTCAATAGTCATTTTATCTTCTCCTTATCAACCTGCTGTATAAGTACCTGTGATAGAGGCTGTACTTTCATCATCTAAATGTGCAGTTCCAGAGATGCTTGTACCTGTAATATTTAATTCAATTGATGTAATTTTTGCACCAGTATCTCCTTTCGCTCCAGTTGCTCCCTGCTCACCGGTATCTCCTTTTGGTCCTTGCTCTCCAGTATCTCCTTTTTCACCTTTAAGAGAATTTAAAAAATCATCTTCTGTTTTATCAGAATTACCTTCTTGTAATTTCCAAAGTTCATAAGCAGATTGACCATTTTCTCCTTGTGGCCCTGGAATCATTTCTCTATTATTAGCGTCTTCAATTCCTTTTTCCATATTATTCATTAAATCTTTTGTGATAAGTTCTCCGTCATTCCATTCATGTTTACTATAAGCCATAACACTATTCTTCCTTTCCTGTTATACATTGTCCTATTTTTCCAGTTCCAATAACTGCAAGTCTCGTTTCGGCTGTATAAATGCGGTTATTTTTTACACAGTCTTGAATAATCCTAATAATCTCATATTCATTTAAATCAGCTACCGCACTAAACGGGAAATCTTGTTTAAATAAATTAAGATATTCCATAATCCATTTATACATCTTCCTCACCACCTTTCTAAGTCCAAAAACCACCATTATATAAAATGATATTCCATATAATTACCCAAAACGTTCTTACCAAAAAATTTATTTCTACAGTATTTCCATTACACAAAATCCCACTTACTATCTGCGTAGTAAATAAAATTATTGTTAATATATGCCATATATCCATTCAACCATCTCCTTAAAATTAAGAACAACAATATTTATCATCTTGTCATTCTTTATAGGTTTTAGTTTTATCAATAAAAACTTCTTTCCAATCACTATATTTCATATTGCCGTCAATATAATATGTTTTGCCTTCATCGTTTCTAGCAGCTCTTTTACTTCCTTTTAATTTTGGAGTGTGAGGAATAATACAACTTCTGCACCAACAATGAAAAGGTGGTGCAGTTATTCCTATTTGTTTATCAGACATATTAAAGACCTTACCATCAAGATGTCTACAAATATCTGACGTTCTACGGTCTAATGTAGCTAATATTTCATATTGCTTAACACCTAGATTATCCATGCTGTCAAACTCGCCTATGGTAGCAAAATATGCTGTTTCGGTTGCAATCAATCGTCCTGCCTGACCTAAAGACACATTCATTTTTTTAGCAAATTCCTTAACAACTTTATCTTGCGATGTCCCTCTTATTAAAGATTGTACTAATGTATTTTGTAAGGTATTAATTAGTTTATTTTTATCTTTCCATATACGGTCAGAAAAATTTAATTCATCAACTGCCCATGGTTTAGCAAGAATTTTTTCAAGAGTTTTTGTATCAATTTTAGCTATTTCAAAACCCATATTAAAACCTGCTTGTAATTCATAAGCTGTTTTATAATAGGTATTTTGATATGTGTCTTGCATAGCTTCATACATTCCATCTAAATAATTGCCATATAGATATTCTAAATGTTCTTGTATTTGTAATTTAATTGCTTCAAGTCTTGATATATGAAATTTAGCTGAAGCATTTTCTAACTGTTTAGTCCAATCATTAGTAATGCCATTTTCTTTAGCTCGTTTTATATATTGTTTTAAGGTCCATTTAAACTCTTCAAGTTCATTATTTTTTAAAAGTAATTTAGCTGCTCTTAAGCTTACATCATTATTAACTTTTAAACGCATATACCATTTAGCAATATCTTTTTCAAGATTATCTATCGCTTCCATATACATATCTTTTACACGTTCTAAAAATTCATCTTCTTGACTTAATTGTGCTTCATATAATTGCTCAAATCTTGCCTTCCAATACTCATTATCAGGTATTACCATTACCTTCACCACCGTCAAAAGCTTTACTATAAACATCTTCTAAATCTTGCTTTTTCTTTTGTTCATCTTCTAGCTGCTTTTCTTCATCTTCTGCATTTTCGACAAATGGGTGATTTTTTAGAATTGTTTTATTGGATATTACACCAACGGATTTACTGCACATATCGACAAGTTCGGCATCATTTCGAATTGATGTTCTAGTCCATGTTTGAATAATCTGTTTAGGTTCAAATCCTTTATATTTACAAATAGCACGAATAAGTTCACCAAATCCTAGTTTAAATTCTATTTCTAATAAACCAGCTTTTAATTCTAATAAGGAATATAAAAACTTCATAGCTTCACCACTGGTGTTATCAAATGATTGCTGTTGTGGGTCCACTCCTTGTCCCATACTAAAAATAGCTTTCCTTGTAGTTTCTAATAACTCTTTCCTTGCTTCAACTGGTATCTCAATCGTTAATGTAGATACTCCACTTTTGTCAGAAGCGTCATCACTTTCTGTTTTAATAGCTTTATAATATTTTAGGTCATTTAAAAATTCGTTTAAGTCCTGTCCTCCATAATTATTAAGTATAAAAATAACTTCTTGGATATCTTCTAAATCATCTACAAAGCCACTATACGTTTTATCGTAAACATCAATAAGTGATTTTATCTTATTAAAATCATTAGTTAATGTATTATTATTGGGAAATTCAATGAATGGTACTTGCTTAAAATCATGATTATAAATATTTGTTGGTTGTCCATTTATACCTGTAGTAGTAAAAATATTATATGGTTCAAATACTTCTCCACGTTGTCTATAAGTAGCACATTGTGTATTGTTCCATAACTCACAAATTTCCCATTCTTTCCCCTCATCATCAATAGATTTATATGTTCTAAGCACAGCCTGTAGCTCTTTTTCCAATCTCGTACTATATACTGGATAAATTTGCATAGAAGGAATAACTGCCCAACGAAAACCTTTTACATTATCAATCCAATAATGTAGCCAACCAACACCACTATTACTTGCTTCTACACATAAATCTTTAGCTTTTTTAGCATAAGCATCTCCTAGAACATTTGCTATATGCTCATTCATAATATCATCTTTAACATCAAATAGCGGTGGAGCTGTAAAAAGATAACTTGCTTTTTGATTTACCAATAACTGATGAAAATTAAAAGCTATTTTATTATCTGCACATCGTAAAGGATTAGGTTTTCCTCCCTGCAATTTTTCCTTTGGTTCTCTATGCAATATATCGTTATCTCCTAGATAATATCTTTGTGCTATTAGTGCATTTCTTACAAATACCGAGTGATAAGATAAATATTTATTTATTAAATTTCTAGCTTGCTCTAAATTCAAATTAAATTACCTCACTTAAATATACTCATGCCACCTTTAGATAAATCTTCTGCTATGCCTGTAGTAGAATCTGGTGCGTCATCGTGTTTATTTTTACCTTCACGTTGATATTTAGTCATTGCCTCATAATATTCTGACCATCTATTTTGCCAACCAACAGGAAAATAGATATGTTCCATAACCCAAGTAGCATTAGATAAAATACGAGCTTGTTTATTTTTGGATTGGTGAAACCATTTTATTACGCATTTATTAGTTCCTAATTTTTCTAATAAAATACGTCGTACACTTCTCGCAAATCCACGTCCACCATTGTTACTTTCAAATTTAGCTTTATTTACTCCATTTATATATAAAGCATGAGCTACAGTATTTTCTGTAACTTCCATTGATGCTTTAGTATATATAACATCTAATACATATGCTTCATTTTGAAAAGTAGCTCCATAGATAATGCAACATAAATAATCGTCGCCTTCATCTGCTGTATCTATATAAGCCCTAACTTGTTTAAATGTAGGTAAATCACCAGTATAAGTTTTAAAATTACTATATAATCTGCCTTTTAAATCTATTGGTTCTTGCTGATAATTTGCAGACCAAATATCCAACCCCATAGCTTTTTTCTTATCTTCACAAGATTTAGCAGATAATATCTCATCACATAGCATAGAATTATCATCACAAACTGCTTTAAATTTTATATGTTCTACTTCATCACAAGAATAATGTTCTAAGGCTCTACCAGCTAAATCATCACTAGCCCAACGAGTCATTATTATTATTATCTTTCCACCTTCTTCAAGACGAGAAAGCATGGTATTTGTAAACCATTCCCAGTGCTTTTCTTTAACAGTTTCATTATTGGCTTCTTCTGCATTTTTGATAAGGTCATCAATTATCAAAAGGTCGCAACCAAAGCCTGTAGCTGTCCCTGTAGGACTTGTAGCAAGATAATTATTATAACCACCTTCTAAACTCCATAAATTCATAGCACCATCGCCACGTTTTATATGTGTAAAAGGAAATACATCATGAAATACTGGTTTATATATATCTGCTTTAGCTTCTTGTATATCATTTCTCACATTTTTAGAGAACATAGTTGATAAAGTTTCATTATAACTTCCAGTCATTATTTTTTTTGTACGGTCTTTACCTAATATCCATTCCACAAATAATCCTGCTGTACGACTTTTACCGTGTCTAGGAGGAACATTTAAGATTAATACTTTCTTATCTGATGTAATAAAATTTTGAAGCGTATTACAAATATCAACTAAAAAAGCTCTATCTAATTTATAAAATTCTGGAGCTTTTAATTGGGCATAAAAAAAGAACTCACGTCTTGCAAGTTCTATCTTTGCACCTACTCTAGCTAAGTTTCTATTCATTTTATTAACCTCAATAATTCATCTCTAGTAAGATTTTCAAATGGATTTTCAGTTATAGTATTTATATTTTGAGTTATTTCTTGTACTTGATTTTCTGTAGCTTCACCTCTACTTAAACGTTCTATTTTAACCGCAGTATCAAATAGACGAATAATTTCACCTGTGTTTAATTTAGATACATCTATTTTCTTTAGTGCTTCTACTGCCTTTGCTTGCATAGACATTGCAATAGCGATATGACGTTTAGCCATCTTCTTACGTTCTCTTACAGCGGTTTTATATTCTATCTCCTGGAGTGATTTATCCCATGCTATACAACGTTCTTGCCAATTATATTTTTGTTTCCATTTGTCAACTAATTGCCTACTTTTTGCCAACCTTTTAGCAAGCTGACAAATATTCCTATCTTCCATTTCTAAATAGGCTTTAAATGCAGAAAAAGCCTTTTCGCTTTCATTTTCTTGTCTTTCCCATGGTCTTAGATTTTCATTATTCATCACTCTCCCTCCAAATAAAAAAGGTAGGTTTCTAAACCCACCTATCTAATAAAACCTGCAAATGTTATTTTTTTTGGTTTCATATTGTATTTCTTAGCAATTTCCATGCTCTTATTATTAAATAATTTTATATATGGTTCAATATCTGTTTTTGCTTCTGCTCTTGTAATCAAACCTTTTTTGTATGCACATTTAGCTTCAAATGCTCTTTGTTTTATTATTTCTAACATATCATCATCTCCTTGTGCTTGATATGTTAAGGTAAGTAATATTAAATGTCCAGCTCTTCATCTGCTATTTCTAGAATATCTATATCCCCATATAAATCTCTTATTTTCTTCTGGTCGCCTTTATAAAAAACTAATACATTTTGATGTGTTTTACCAACTTTTCTACTTATTGAAAAACCTCTACCCATTCTAATTGGTAAAGAACCTAATGTTGTTAATAAAATTATTTCATTATATAATTCCATTCCTGCATTATGAAATGCAGCTATCGTTTCTGATACAAAATTTCTATACATGCCAGTTTTTTTGTTTCTAATATCTCCAACAACAAAACAAGCAAAACGATTATCTTTGAGCATACTCACACTATCAAATATTATTTTTCTATACATAGATAAAAAATCTTCATAAGTTTGATTACTTAAATCTTCTTTATCATCGCTATATATTTCTAAGTCATAATAAGGCGGGCAACTAAATATAAAATCATATTCGCCTTTTGCAAGCTTAGCTATATTTAAACTATTTCCACATATCCATTTAGGTTTTATATCATCTTTGGATAATAATTCATCACCTTGATTTATATTAGCTTCTATCTGTTCTTTTCGTAAATCAACTCCTGTATATTGCCTGTTCAATTTTGAAGCAATAATACCTCTTACACTACCACCTGCAAATGGGTCTAAAATCTTTGCTTTATCAAAACTAAACCAATAATACATTAACTCACATAAGACAGGGTCAAATACACTCAACATTCCACCAGTATTAGTAACTTTCAATAAACTATCTTCTTTCATGTATCTATGCAAATAATTATCTGTAAACTCTGCAACTGATAATTTATGACCTAATTCTTTCTCACAGTCCTCTTTATATTGATAAAATCTAGGTACTGAACCTGCTGCACTACCTGTCGTTTTAATATTTTCTCTTGATAAATCAGATTTAATGCCATACTTAAACCATGCTCTTTTTCTTTCTTGCCATTGTGCACATCTTGTATTTAATACAGATGTTGGTGTAAATAAAAATTTTTCACTTAATGAAACTTTTTCTAATTCTGAATCAGATACTATATCTTCATCTAAGTGTTCAACAATATCATTTATTTCTGACATATCAAAATCAAAAATATTCATATCAATACTATTAATATTAGCTAATTCTTCTTCTAATTTCTCATAATCCCAATCAGCTAATTCAGACACTTTATTATCTACCAAACGAAAAGCTCTTATTTGTTCTTCCGTTAAATCATCAGCTACAATACAAGGTACTTTATCCATACCCAAATGTTTAGCAGCTTTCAATCTTGTATGACCAGCAACAATTATATTACTACTATCTATTATTATTGGAACTTTAAATCCAAATTGTTTAATACTATTTGCTACTGGTTCAACAGCCTCATTATTCAGCCTAGGATTATTTTCATATGGAACTATTTTATCTGTTGGTTTATAAATAATCTTAATGTCCATAACTATACTTCCTTTCCTTATTTTTGGGTATAAAAAAAGCACCTATTTAGGTGCTTCATTTTGTACGTTTAAAAAAGCTTCTATATCATACATTTTTTGAAAGTCATTATAAACCATTTTTTTTAAATTATTAATTTTATCTTCTATACAATCAAAAAAAACTATTCCTACAGCATTGATTCTTCTTTCTGCTAATAAAATATTATATATTCTTTCATCATTACTTTCAATAATACTTTCTAGTTTATTCTTTTCTTCTATTACTTTTTTTAATAAATCTTCTTTTTTATTTTCATTTATCCACCAAATTAATGCAGAAGTATCATCATTATATAAATAATCATAAATATACGATAAAAGATTATATAAACTATAAAATTCATTTATAGTTTTTCTGTTTATCCATGTATTTTTATCATTAATAGATTTTGCTAAAGATAAATTCTCTTCAAAATTCTTTTTTGATGAGAAAATGCTATTAATTTTTATATCTTTATCTCCAGAAGTTACAAGTACATATATATTTAAAGAGGTTAAATAATTATTTAATTTTTCATAAGCCTCTATCCGTTTATCAATTATTTTTTTATAATAATCTTCTTTATAATTTTTTCTACTTAGCCAAATTGAGATTATTCCTGTAATAATAGAACCCATAGCAGCTCCTCCAAAAGCTGTCGCTAAAACTGACCCTGTAGAAATTTCCATAATAAAATCACCTCAAATAAAAGATATCATTATTATATCATCAAATATAATTCTATGTTATAATATCTTTCGTTGCCCTTCCTATACTGGTAACAGTTAGGAGGTGTCCATGTGTCAAGATTTATCATGTTTTTAGAAGCTGTCATGGCAAGTATAGTTGCCTACTATATTTGCAAAGGGTTAGATAAGCTTCTTTCGGTTTTATGTGGCAACTAGCCTAGCTTCAGCGTTAGCTATATAACGCAAGAAACCCCATGAAGGTGCGAGCTTCATGGGGTTTTGCTGTCCATATGACAATTTATCATGTTTTGCCTATATTTAGTATAGCATATTACATAAATTTTGCAACATGAAGGCTATTATTCTAATATAAATTATAAAAATACATATTATCATTAAAATATATGGGTATATACCAATATTTATACAAGATAAACTTATAAAACAATAAAACCGCTAGTATTTTTACCAACGGTTTATCTTTTTCTTTAACAAGTATAACTATATCACAATTAAAGTATGAACTTCTATGAATTTTAGTGAACTTTAGTGAACTAATTTTTTATTTTTTTTGCAACAATGGATAATCCTTGAGAATGTAATGTATGCACCCATCTAAATGAACAATTAATAGAACAAGCAATTTCTTCCCATTTTCTAAGAGAAACATAACGTAAAATAAGTACATTCTTAATATTTTCGCTCATATTTATGTTGTTTAAAAAAGATTTTATTTCTATACGTTTATTTAGCCATTCTAATTTTAATCTTTCCATTTCTTCTTCCTGTTGTTCTAATTTAGATATAAAATCACTGGTATCATGTTTTATATTACTAAAACCTGTACGTTCTTTATATGATGGAATTAACATAATAGATGTTGCACGTAATTCTTCTAAATCTGCATTACATCTTAAACATACTTGTTTAGCCTTATATACCTGTTGTAAATATTCTTTTGCTTCATCTATTTTAATCATTATTTCTATACTCCTTTATTTCATATAAACACTAAAAGGATAGCTTTATTTTAGCTATCCTAATTAGTGGATTTATCCTATTAAAAATATTGCAGCTACTATTAAAGTAAACACAATGCCTGCAATTCCTAATATAGTAATATCTTTTTCGTAAAATTCATGCTCTGTCTTTAGTGGTATTCTTACCAACTTAGGTTCTTTATTATTCATATTGACCTTCTTTCATGACCTTTTTATCATTTGTCTCTCCATCACGAAAAACTACTTTTTCCATTTTTATACTAAAATGCTTCCATAAAAAATCATTACCACGTTTGAATACTTTCCTACAAATAGATTTAAAAAACTTTCTACGGTCCATTTTCTCAACAGCTTTTTTATATGTTGTATCTGCATATTGTCCATCATTTGTAAGTGGATTCTTGTCTTTCATGTTTTATTACTCCTTAAACAGTTTCTATTTATTTTCTTAGTATTTGAATATTTTAATACAATAGTGTTATATAATTTTTTCATAAAAGAGTGTTTTTCTAAAACAGAATCAGAGTTATCTTTACCCATTTGTTCAAAAATTAGCTTAATGAATTCCAATATAGCAGAATGCATACATATAGCTTTATTATTATATTTATGTTCCATAAACCACTCATATTCTTTTTTATAGCTAAAGCTGTCCTTATAATATACTTTTGCAGCTGCTAAGTAATCACAAATAAGCTCTAAGACATATTTATACGGCATAATTAATGGCTTGCAACCATAGTCATAATCATCTTGCCAGTATTCGTAGTGATGCTTGTTTAAATGACAATGATGTAATTTAGCCATAGAATAACCATTCGCCTTCTTACTTTCTTTTAAAGGGCTACTACCTTCTTTATAGTACATAACAGATTCAATAAATTCTGTTGGTGAAAACTTACTCAAATCATGTGTTAGACCTTGAAATGGAATTCCAGCTTTGCACGCATAATCAAACACATACTTCTTATGTTTTATAATGTTTTTAGTATGATTAATAATATTATTTATCAACATTTTCTAATACCTCTTTATAAATCATCGTCTATTACATCAATTTCTAATTCTTCAGTCTGTCTAATTTCACTTTTAAATTCTTTTACTACCTTTTTAGAAAATTCTTTTGCAAATCTATGTTTTAATGTACAGTTATTTTTATTACATGGTTTCTTATTAATCCAACACATAAAACCTGTATCAGCTTCATAATATCGTTTATCACATTGCATAATCGTTCACACTTTCTGTGTTTTTTAGTACCTATAAACTTTCTAAATCTCCTATTATTCTTCACCTGGTTGAAAATAACACCATTTCACAAAATCCTCTATTTCACATAAAGGGTCTTCACCTCTTTCGTGAAAATATGGATATAAACAATATCCATCTTCTGTAGCTATCATATTTCCTATATAAAATCCATGAGAATATGACTCTTTGCTTTCTACAATTACTATTCTATTAGGTAATGGTAACACTTCGTTAGCATCGTACCATTTGCTTAGTTTGGCATTAACATAATTATCCATGATAAAACCTCATTTCTATTCTTTATTTATTTTCTTTTTCCAATTTCTCCGAAAGCCTAATTAGTAGTGCAGCAGCCTGATATATTTCAGCTTGTATATTTTCTTTGCCGCCTAGTTTGGTTTTTGTTTTGTTAGGTAAATATGTTTCATTAACGGCTTGAGCTATTTCTCCGACCTCTTCTTGTATTAGTCCTAACCATTGATGAGGTGTTAGCTCGCTTTCATCACCCCACTGCTTTAGTTGCTTTTCTATCACAAGAAATATGTTATATAGGCACATACATCTATCATAGTTAATACCATCTGTTATCGGTTCTGGTCCTCGTCCTAGTAAATCATCTGTAGATATGTTTAATAAGTCGGCTATTTTGCAAAGCATTTCATATTTTGGCTCACGACCTTTATTTTCATAAGCAACATAGCTAGTATACGGAATATTTAAAACATCAGCAAAATCTTTAGCAGTTTTATATCCTGCTTTTTCTCTATAATATTTTAGATTTTCTTGAAAGCTCATACCTATTCTCTCTTTTCAATTTCTTCAACCAATTCTGGATTGTCGTACTTATTGCCTCCTACATAAAACTCGGTAATACTATCTTCAAATGGTTCATTCAAAGTAGTGCTATTTAATACAAAACCCCGATGTTCATTATCAAAATCAACCAAGGCTAAATATTCGTCATCCACGTTCAAAATATCACCCTCATACACATCATGTCCATAAGGGTCTGTAGTTACATACTGACCTAACGTATATAAGTGTATTTTCTTAGAACGATATTGACCTTTTGGTAATATTAGATGCGTATCACCTTTTTGAATGTATGAACCATATACCCATGTATTATTCTTTTTTTCTTTAGCTCTAAACAATATCTTATCCATGCTTTCATACCTCAATAAAATTAATATTTGGATACATATCCAGGAGCATTTTCTTTTTTATTTTGTATGCTTCTGTTTTTACACCTTTAACATCAATTATTTCTCTATGTCCATCAGCATACTCAACTTCAAAATCAGCTACATAACGTATACCCTTTGTACGCTCCCCATTCTCTAATGTAAATCCTCTTAAAATCAAAAATTCTGGCTGTAACTTTATCCAATTTATTTCTCCATTAATACGTTTAGCTTTTAATTTTAAATAGTATTCCGCTTCTTTCTTACTATCAAATTTTAAATTTCCTATTATTGTTTTTTTGGCATTATATTTTGGTCTATTTTGCATTATTCATATACTCCATATTCTAGTGCCATTTGTTTAAGCACATTTATTGCACAATTAGTTAAACGTACATCTTCACTTATTACATCTAATTTACTTATATTGGCAATATATTTTTTACTTGCTCCTGCTCTATAAGCTCTTTCTTTACGATATTGTAATCTTTTTTCTAAATTACAATGTGCTTCAGCATTTAATCGTTGATATAACTCATGTCTTGTTGCTTGATATTTATTTATACCATTAAGCGTTGGATATTTATCAGCAATTTTATTTATTATTATCCTTGAATGTATTCTCCAATTACTTGAATTTAATTCTTCCAGTTCTCTTATTCCTTGTAACGTTTTTTCTAATTGAATAATTCTGTTATCATGGTCTTGCGTAAAGTTTTTTAATTCTATAATTTTATTTTGTTGTTGTTGCATTGAGAGAATTTGCTTTGCCATGACATCTAATAACTTATTAGGGTCTAAATCTATTTTTTGCTGTAATTGTTTTTCCATTTCTTCAAAGCGTGTTACGTATTCAGCGGTAAATAGCACGCCTTTTTCTCCCGTTAATTTGTTAGCTACCATGTCGCAACCTTTACGAGTTAGTTTGTAACAAGGATAAGTTTTATTATTTCCTTCTGCTTTATATGTGGACTTGATAAAGAAATTCTGAGAGCTTAATTTTGAGCTTTCTAAAACCTCTACATAACTATCAATACTTTTAAGCAAATTTTTGTGTAATTTCCCAACCATTTCAGCCACTTGACGGCTATCTGCATATAATTTGCCGTTTTCATTAATTATTTGTAATTCATTCATATTTTACCCTCCTAAGTATCATCTAAAGTATCTCTAAGTATCGTATCGAGAGATTTTAGACATTTTATTTATTCTCAGTCTAATAATTCTTTGCTGTCCTATTTTAGGTTCGTTTATATCTTCTTTAATCTCACCTATAGATTTAAGATAATCAGCATATTTATATAGTCCTTCCAAGTTGTTAGTATCATAAAAACTTGCTACTAAACCATATTTATTTTTTAATCCTGTTTCTATTTTTTTTCTGTTCTTTTTTCGTTATTCTATTTTTATTATTATAAAAATGCCATAATTCTTTATGTTTTTGATAATATTCCTTTACCCTACATTTTTGTGAACAATATTTTGCTTTACCCTCAAACTCCTTACCACAAATGCATATCTTTTTCATAGTTATACCACCTGTGCTAATCTTATACGATAATTTTCTGCACCTTTCATTCCAACAGATATTGTCATTTCTGCAATTCTACTCATTATTCGTTCTCCAAATAATTCAAATAGTTCTTGCATATTGTAATTAGTTGTTATTATCGTTGTAAGATTATTTTCATATCTAGTGTTTATTAACAAAAATAAATTTTCACGTTCCCAACTACCCACCATTTTTAAATTTCCGTTGCTATCTCTATCTTTTTCTGCTCCAAAATCATCAAGAATTAATACATCAACTTGTTTAGCTTTATTTACTAATTCCGTTGCTATTAAAGCTTTTTCTTTGTCATTAAAGCCTTGTTTTATACAATCAAATAAATTTGCTGTAACAATCATCATGCTTGGTATATTTTGTTTTAATAAATTATTTAATATAGCTGCTGCAAGATGTGTTTTACCACACCCATATCTACCGTGTAACCTCAATCCCCTACATTTAGGAATATAATTCGTACAGAAATCTAAACAATCATTATAAGCATTCTCTGTTGCTGGCAATATTTTAAAATTATTAAAGGTCTTACCTTCAAAAAGTTTCCCCACATTGCTTTGCTCCATAAGCCTATTTATTTTTTCTTGCTGTTTATAATTTTTCCAGCGTTCACAATTACTGTAGCTTATAAAATATTTACCAGCTTGTTCATCTACTTTTACATAAAAACAATTCTTGCAATCAATACCATGCTTATTACAAATCTTACATTTTTCTTGTCTATACATAGCGTCAACTAATGCCATTTCATTTTTAGAAAACTCACATGGTATATATTTTATTCCTAGTTCTTTACATACCAATTTCCCATCAATCAAGCTCTGCCCAATTGATATCTGTTCCTGTCTTTCTTTGAGCCTGCGTTGCAGTTCTTGATAGGTTGCTAGATTGTAATTGTCCATTAGATTCACCACCTGCTATTTTCAAATTTGCCCAACCTCTCAATATTCCACCTACATACTTAACAAAGTATATTCCTTGCAATTTTCTAGAGCTTTGCAATGCCTTTTTTAAAGCTTGTATAGTTTGTTCTGCTCCATAAACTTGTGCATACTCTCTAAGACAGGCTATTTCATTAGCTCCTGGTGTTCCTCCTAGATTAGAGCAGATGCGATTTTGATAGAAAATAAGTACTTGACTTTCTGCTGGAGAAATGTTATCATCACGCGCGTTATTATATATATTATTCTCTATATCTCTATTACTCTTATTATGGCTAGCGTTTTCACTAGCATTTGTACTAGTGATTGGGCTAGTAATTGGACTAGCATTTGTACTAGCGAAATTATCATGATGTGTTCTCAATCCTTTATCATTGTTGGCTTCTAGCGTTTTATTTTTACTAGCAGTTGTGCTAGTGATTGTACTAGCAGTTACACTAGCATTTGTACTAGTAGTTGTACTAGCGAAATTATCATGATAATTTTTTAATAGAGAATAACTTGAGGCTTGACCTCTTTTTTTACTAGGCGTATATTTTATTAAATTTAATTTTATTAAAATTTTTCTACGAGATATTAAAGAGCTATCAGAGTTAATTCGTGCTAATTCCATTAATCTTTTATTGTCTACATAAAAAACTTCTGGTCTTCTTGCTTTATTCCATATATATACAAGCTTAAAATATAATAATTGTGTTTTTTCATCTAAATTAAATTGTTCAGCATAATTATCATTAAAAGAGTTTAAGAGATTATGAGCTTTTAATTCCATATTTTTTACCTCATGGGAAGGTGCTTGACTTAGCAAGCACCTTTTCCTATTTATTGTGCCACTGTTGGCATTTGTACAACATTATTTGGTACATCTATTACATTTTCTACAATTTCTTTAGAATTAATTTCTATATTTGAAGCATTATCTTCTGTAAATAATGTCTGCTGGATATTATTTCTATTACCTTCTAAATATTTAATTGCTTCGTCTGCTATAATATTAAGCTTATCTACTACGTCATAAGTAAAAAATCCTTTTTGTCCATCTTCAAAACTATCAGTAGGATATTTTCTTATATGTGTATTAATAGGTATCCATACATCATCATCTGTTAAATGAAAAAGACAACTAATTATTGCTGATGTAGCTTCATTAGAACCTTTAAAATTAACTTTATATATTTTTATTCTTTTAGAAAAAATTGCTCCTATTTTAAAAATATCTAATACTGGTTTAATTAAATCATTTAGTGCATTATAAAAACTTGGCAATGGCTGTTCTACATAATTATTTTTATGTTCTTCTATAACACAATTATTTTTATCAAGTACTTTGTAAAAGATATCAAGTGTTCCATTACTTTTTATTTCTACTTTAGTTATAAATCGGCTGTTCATTTTACCGCCTCCATATTCTTTCTAGTTAACTTATAAATTTTTGCTATATCTTTAGTTAATGCTATGGATTGTAAAATATATTTTTTCAAAAATGTTAATTTACCAATGTTATGAATTTCATTGTGATGTACCCTACAAAGTGGTAATACTTGCATTCCTATTTGTGGTATTTCTTTTCTATTTCTACCAGCTCCTATAGCATCTACATGATGAAGTTCCGCTTTTTTACCACACACTGCACATCTTTTCTTCATTAAACAAGCCCATACATATTTAGGAATATCTTCACATAATTCATATAAAGGTTCTCCTATATCTATATCATGAAGTATACAAAAATCTATTAAATACGTTATATATAATCTAGCTACTTCTACACTACAATTCGATAAAGAAAAATCCGTATCAAAACTACATGGAACATGACCATTAAACATTTGTTTAGTTATTTCTTTTGTTGCTTCTAATGGAGTATATCCCCACCATGCTGAAATATATCCCAACAAAACAAAAGCTTTTCTTCTTTGAGCCATACTTATTTTTCTACTATCTGGTATTTCAACAATAATTTTTCTAGCTGTCTTTGTAATCTCATTATCTTTACAAGGAACGAAGGCGATTACACCGCCTTCAGTTCTCTTTACAATTTTTCCATACTTAATCATTAAAATGGAATTTCTTCTCCAAAGTTTTCAGCTAAATTATTATTGTTTTCTAATACTTTTTTTGCAGGTGGTTCAATATCTGTAATTCCTTCTACTGGTCTAATTGATATTAACTTAACAGCAGTAGATAATCCGCCGTTACGATTAATATATTCTTCTTCCCTAAATACTCCACCAAATAATTTTCCTTCTAAACTTTTTTCATTCCAATTCCACTTATATCCTGAATTTGATTTTTCAATATTTAATAACATACCTTTAAAACGTCCCATGCTATCACCTTCTGTAAGCTGATAATATGAACCTCTCCATTTTGCTTGTTCTTTATTTCGTTCTTGTTCTTGTAGATATTGATTTAGGTAAAAGTCTTTATATTCACCTTCTGCAATATCTATTGCAAGTTTTAACATCTCTTTTCCATTCTTAGATTTAGTACATTCAGCTCTAACAATGCTACATACATAGCCACCAGCAGGTAATTTTTTATATTCTCCTGTAATAGCTTCTACACTATCCCAATTTGCAGGTTTATTCATCATAGTTAATTACTCCTCATCATTTTCATATTTTATTAATTGTTCAATTACAGTTTTTATATCATTAGGTATTTCTTTATCAAAACACCCCATAGGACTTTTTGCTGTTGAATGATTAGCATATGTTTCAAATACATAGTTGCCATCAACTGCTTTAGCTAACAATACTGTTGTAAATTTACTCTCTAAAACGATTTTATCTAACTTTTTACCACTGGTTTTTATACGTGTAAAATAAAAACCACTGTCATCTCTATCTGTTTGAGAATGTGCAATACATATAACTGTTAAATCATCTCTTAATAAATGCAATTTGGAAATTACTCTCCATATACAGGTAGCTAAATCTTGCCATTTATCATAATTTTTTTCTTTCATACGAGCCATTTCATCATCAACCATAATGGCATTTATAGTATCTATTACAAGAACTTTTATATCTTTAAAATCTGTATCAATCCTACTAATAACATTTTCTATAGCACCTACATTTGAAGTTTGAACATAATTTTTATTTTCTGTATTATATTGTTTCTTCCAACCTTTCCAGCTAAGACCTTTTCTATCTGCGTCAATAATAAATGTAGTTTTATAATCAAGATTACGAAGGCTGGTAGTTTTACCAGCTCCGCTTTCGCCCATTATACAAACAACTCTACTCATTTAAAGCACCTCATTTTATTTGGATATTTTGTTTTGTAATTATCTGAACACCATTTATTTCAATACCTTGTTTTATTGAGTTTTTTAATGCCACTTTATCAATTTTAGGTTCTTGTGATATTAAATATTCTGCTGGTATATGTTCTGTAGAATTAATCTCTAATTGTTCAGATTTTCTAAAACTAACTACAACTTTTGCAGTTTCAAATTTATGTCCTTCTAAATTATCAGCTAAATATTTTTTTAATCCTTCTACTTTATTATTAAGAACTCTCTTTCTATTGGTTAAATTTTTAGCTTCTTCATCAATAGCTTTTACTTCTGCACTTAGATTTTTTATATATAAAGCCACATTTTCTCGCTTGTCAGTTAAAACCATATTTAATTCATCAAGACGAGCAGGATTAATTATTTCTCCTGTCTCCATATCCACACATTCTTCAATAGCCTTTTCAAATTCTTGTTTTATTTCATATAAATTCATCACGCCACAGCCTTTCTATTTGTTATTATCTGCACATCTGGTGGTAAAGTATCTGCATAACCATTACCTTCATTATCAAAATATTCAATATGCCAACGGTTATTATCAAAATATATATCACTTAATCTACCGTTTAAAATATTTTTATATTCCCAATCAGTTATACAATTAGTTGCTATAACCAAGATTGGTTTAACATCTTCTTTATATTCATATATAGCAATTGTTTTCATTTTTTCACTCCTATGCTATACTTAAATTACGATATATTTTTTATGTGGTTGCTTGTTTGACCTGTTGTCTTTCAAGCAACTTTTTTTATAAAATAATCACCTTTTAATAAATCTTTATAAGGATTTATATAATCACCAGCAATATCTTTTAAATATCCATCTTCATAATCTACTAAAACTAAGTCCTCATAATCATCATTACGTAATATTACCTCTTTACCTTGTTTACAAAACGAAATTGCTTCTTTTATTGTTAATCTATCCATTGTATACACCTCTTAAAATGGAAATACTTCTCCATTAGCTTTATAATGCCAATCTTTGCTATAACCTTCTTTTAGTAATAAACTATTTATTTCTAATAAGTTTTTAAGAACATCTTTGGCTTTACATGGAAATAAATTTGTTTTCTTGCCTCGATTATTTTTTACAGTACGTATTCTCATTTTTTTCTTCTCCTTTTTATTCTTTGAATAAATGCATAACATTGACGGTCATCAGCACATACTGGAACAGCAAGACCGCATATCAAATGCAATATATGCACCTGCCCTTTATTCAATTTTTTACCGCACCGCCAACATTTCATACTAAATCACCTTTGATTTTCCTTGAACAACTATTAAATTTGTATCGCACCATTTTCTATTCTCTTATTTTTTTAATACACCACGATATATAAGTTTTCTAATTGGTAATTCTATATAATCTCACCTCTCTTTCTTACTGGTGCGTACCAAGCACCATAGCAGAACACACTTGCAAACCTCCCTACCATAATAAATTTGTTAAGAAGATTATCGTTAAAGATTTGCCATTTTCTTTTTTTATTTTTTGTTATGTTAATAACCTTTCTGCTATGGCTTGCTACGCACCAATTTTTTCTAAACTAAGCACTACAAACCGACCTTTTTGATTTCTCTTATTCTTTAATTTTTATCGTGTTTGTGCTATAATATCTTTACGAAGAATTTAATTGTCATATGCTGGACTGTTTATTAAATGGTTCAGCTTTTTTATTTTTACAAAACTTTAATATCAAAATATCTTTTGTCATCAGCCTAAATGTATTCAATATCTGTTTATATTTAGGCTGTTCTTTTTTGTCTACTTTTCCATCAGCACCAATTTCAATTAAATCATCTATACATTTATTAGATTTCTTTATATTAGCTATAAAACTTAAAACAGTTTCTGAAAAACTTTTATTTTCAATAGGTGCAAATAATTTTTGTCCTAGTCTAAAAGTCAATAAATACTGATATCCTATATATTCATTGCCATAAATCTCAACAATATCATTCATTTTATCTATAGTTGGTTTTATTTGATTAGCTTCGTATTTTGCCAATGTTCTAACACTTATATCTAATAATTCACTTGCTTGTTCTTGTGTATAACCTGCACTTTTTCGTGCTTTTATAAGTAGTAACCCGAAATCTTTTATCATGGTTTATTGCCTTTCTTTCATGAGAAAATATTTATATAATTATCTTATTTTTCTTTTCCTTCCTCGCTTATTTATTCCATTCTCCAATTTTCCCAATAAATATGATGTCTTAAAATCTGTTATACCGTCTGACTTATCTTCTAACCACTTTTCTAATTTAGGTCTATTGATTTTTAAATGTGAACCTATCCAACAACAAGGTAAATCGTATTGACCTCTTTTTGTTAATGTTCCTGCTACTCTAAAAAATTGAGCAGGTAGCCCAAATAATTCAGTTGCCTCATCTGGAGTTAAAAGAATTTTTCTCCAAATTGGTATATTTATTTCTAATTCCATCATTAACCCACGTCCTCATATTCTTTATAAAAACAAATTCCTTTATATACCCATACACCAACATCTTTAGCAAAAGTCATAAATGCTGGTTCATATTTTTTGGTTTTATAATTAAATTTATGTGTATATGCTTCACCACACTGTAAATACCTTCCGTTATAAGCTACTGGAGGAAGGCAATCCCGAAATTCTTCAACAATCTGTTCGTCCACCATATCGCCTACTCTAACTAATGAAGAAAAACTCTGGTAAGCGTCATCATATTCTTTTTTGCTTAAATATCTAGGTTTAAAATTTGTTGCAGTTCTAATACTATTTTTTACAGGTTCTTTCTTTTCTTCAAAAAATTCTTTTACTATATTTTTATCTTCATCGATTACGACTATCTTTTCTCCAGCATGGTCTTTTGCATAAGCTTGTCCTAACTCTAAAGCTGACTGTAAGCCTACAGTCTGAACACCAAATGTTCTATCATTACCAAAATAAATCTTATATTCTTTTTCATCATCAATATTATTAAATTCAGCCACAATCTTAAGCCCTTTTTTTATAACAATATGACCTTTATATTTCTCAGCAATTTCTTTAGCTTCTGCTAATGTATTTGCTTCTATGCACCATGCAGTACCTTCATTTACTTGAAAAATTTTATAAACTTCTTCTTTGATAATTTCTTTTTTTATATCACTTATTTTTTCACCATTTAAGTAATAAATTTTTCCAGGTGTTTCATCATAGTTTCCATCATAATCTTCACTATAAACTTCTTGATAAGAAACCATTTCAAAATTATTTTTCTTATAATCTTCAGCCGAAATTACTCTATCTACTATAATTTCTTCAACAGTAGCTGAATAAAATTTTCTATTAAATCTATATTTTTCAATAAAAGCTTTTGCTTTTTCTAAAGAGTCCCATACTGTAGTATTTCCATCAATCTCATCATAATCATGACCATATTTAAAAAAACTTCTGTCTACTTTATAAAATTTATTGCTTTTAAATCTCTTAGTTAACATGTTTATTCTCCTTTTCTTTTTTCTATCGTTTCTATTTTCTTTACTGCTCCGTTAAAAACCTCAAAAATCTTAATAGCTTTTTTTCTTATTGTAGAAATTTTTTCAGCTATTTTTATAGCTTCTGTCCTTGACTCTACAGCAAATACATATTCTTCTATTTCATAATAAGTTTTCATATTTTTTATTTCCTTTCTTATATTTAAATGATGTATCTATTTTGGTTGCCACCCAATTTATCTTGGCTATAAATTACAATATTATTTCTATTTTAGAAATTTTTTAGATAAAAAAATTTTCTATGTTACAGTTTAATATTTTTGCTAATAAAGGCAACATATCTGCTTTAAGTTTATAATAACCAATCTCATATTTATAATATTGAGAAGCGTTTGATAGCCCTAATGCTTTAGCCATATATTGCAATGAATAACCTTTTTCTTTTCTTTTTGTCTTTATAAATTTTAAATCTAAATTCATTTTATCACCACACTTTATTTCTATATCAGAAATCTCTTTACATGCTTATTATATATTTCTAAAATAGAAATGTCAATATTATTTACGAAAAAAAATTTCATTTTTAGCAATTTTTTTATTTTCTATATTAGAAAAATGATATAATACTTATGCAATGAAAGAAAGTAGGGATATTATGAATAATATTGGAGAACGAATTATTTTATTACGTACCAATAAAGGTATAAACCAAGCTGAAATGGCTAAGAGTTTAAATATAAGCCCCAGTGTTATGAATAGAATTGAATTAGGTACACGTGCTATTAGAGACTATGAATTAATAGCTATTGCAAACTTTTTAAAAGTTTCCAGTGATTATATTTTAGGTATTGATATTAAAGATACTAATATTAACCCATCATCTAATATTTTTATGGTAAATAAACAAGAACAAGATTTAATAAAAAAATATAGAAAATTATCTAATAAAGTAAAAGATAAAATTGAAGCACGTATTGAAGCTGAATATGATATTGTTATGGAAAATGAACAAGAATCAAGACAAAACGCATAGCTAATATGCTTGAAAGAAATTTCAAGTTATTATGTAAAAAAATAAAATTTAAAAGAAGGTAATAATATATGGAAAAAATTGTAGGTATAATATGTTTTATATTTTTTGGTTTGGGTTTTATTGTCGCATTGATAAAATTTATTTTTAAAAAGCAAAGAGATAAACAAACTATTAAGGCTTTAATTGGTGGCATAATTATGTTAGCTATGAGTATATATTTAATAAACATAGATGATACAAAATCTAGCCCAGAGGTTTCTAACTCATCCACTATACAAAATGAAAAACAAGAAATTAATATTAATGCTCCAATACCTGAACAAATTGATGAACATATAAAAAAAGTAGTTGATAAAAACGACTATATAAATGTTGAAGTCAATGAACATATGGGTAGGAATGATGGTACTAAAATGATATTAGTATATGTAAAAGCTCATGGGTATAAAACATATAAATCTGCATTGATAAATGCAACTAAAGTTTTTAAAGAATTATATACGTCTCAATTACCTATTGGTGAAGTTTGCATTTTCTTTAAAGGTGATTTTACTGATAAATATGGAAACCAGTCTGAACGAACAGCCATAAAAATAATTATGGACCTTAATACAGCACAAAATATTAATTGGCAAAATTTCGACTGGAGAAACTTACCATCTATAACTAATAGTGTATATGTACATCCTGGTATTGATAAAAACGAATAACAAAAATAAAAAAGCCACCATGATTTGAAATCACAGTGGCTTAAATCTTATTTAGTATTTTCTATTGTTTCTAGCGGAACAATAACGAGTTTTTTACCTAATGGTGTAAGTAATTTTACGAGTGTATCTGTATTAGGACTAGATTTACCTTTTTAAATACGAGCAATAACAGGCTGTTTTACTCCGCTAAGCTCTTCCAGCTTTTTTTGACTTATTCCTTGTTCCTCTTAGTTATAATTTAATAGATATAATTACTGAAAGGTCATGATATTTATGAAAAAACGTAAAGATGGGAGATATCAATCTTCTATTACTATAACTGACCCACTAACCAATGAAAAAAAACGTATATATGTATATGGATATACTGAAAGTGAAGTAATAAGAGAATTAAATAGGGTAAAATTGAATAACGGAAAAGAATTATTAATGCCTACGTTTAAAGAATGGAAAAATGAATGGTTAAATATAAAAAGTGAAGAAGTATCTAATTCTACAATAAGTAGTTATAAAGATAGCTTACGATTGCATATATCTCCTATATTAGATAAATATAAGTTAAAAGATATTACACCATCATTGATACGTACAGTATTAAGAAATATTCCTACTCAACGTACAAAAGAATATTGCTATATAATAATAAATGCTATTCTTAATCAGGCTTTACGTGAGGATTTAATAGATAAAAACCCTTGTATAAATGTAAAAAAACCAAAATCTAAACCTAAAGAAGCAAGTATAATAACAAACGAAGAATTTAATCTGCTATTAAATTCTGCTAAAAATACACAATTTGAAATTATATTACGATTAGCATTCGATACTGGCATGCGAAGAAGTGAAATCTGTGCCTTACGTTGGGAAGATATAGATTTTAATAAAAATATAATACATGTTCGACATGCTATAAAAATTGACCGATATGCACCTACTATTGAAACAAGATTTTCTATTGGTGAACCTAAAACAGACTATGGTATTAGAGATATCGCTCTTACAGGTATTTTAAAACTTAATTTACAAAAACATCAAATACAACAAAAAGAATTTTTTAAAAATAAAAATCGTATATTATCATTAAAAGATTTTGTATTTATGTCGCAACATCATTCACGTTTAGGAAATTTCATTCAACCGGATAATATAACACATGAGTTTGTAAAACTAAAACGTAAAGCAGGTATAAAAAGCGATATTACATTTAAATCATTTCGACATACATGCTTAACATCTTTAGCAGAAGCTAATATTCCAGCAAAAGCAATTCAAGCTCATGCTGGTCATGCTAATGCCTCATTTACTTTGAATAGATATGTACACAAAACAGAACAAATGACTAAATCTATTGCTGAATATCTTAATGAAAGAAATAAAAAATTGACATCTCAATGACATCACAAATAAAAATTTATATAAAAATATTTCATATTATATAAAGATATTTTATATAAAAAATGACATCAGTATATAACATATTGATGTCATTGACTTTAATATACCTAAAAAATAACTATATTTTAACTCTTAATCAGCAGGTTCCGGGTTCGAGTCCCGGGTGGGTCACCAATGAATTCAAGGCTTTGCAGATTTTCTGTAAAGCTTTTTTTGTTATTTGCTGTCAAAATTGTTGTCAATCTAAAATATTTGATATACTTTCATTTAAAATATTATCCATTATTTGAGCTGTTTTATTTTGAGATTTTTGAAGAACATGAGCGTAAACGATTTGAGTCGTTGTACTATTTACATGACCCATTACACCAGCGACAGTAACTAAATCTACACCAGCATTAATTAGATATGTAGCTGTCATATGTCTTAGTGAATGTGGGCTTATTGGTGGCAAATTATTTTTTTTAACGAATTTTCTTAGCCAAATATTCATACTATCCGGGTGAGAAATATTACCATAAAACGTTGTAAAAATGAAGTTATCTTCAATGTTTTTAGCTCCTTGCCATTTATTTAGCAATTTTTTTTGATGTTGAATTTTAATATTTTTATATAATTTTAAAAGCTCAATTAGACTATTAGATAATGCAAGTATTCTATTTGATGATTCAGTTTTAGGTGGTTTAACTTTTAAACCCTGTCTAGGAATATATTGTATTGTCTTTTTAATGTGAACAACCTTCCTTTCTAAATCAACATCTTTCCATTGTAGCCCAATAGCCTCTCCACGTCTTAAACCTAAATTTAAACACAACAAAGCCCATAATTTATGTTTAATATCTTCATCTTTTAGAGCAATCAAAAAACGTCCTAATTCTTCACGATTTAAAATAATTTTATCGTTATTATATTTATACTTGGGTGGATCGACATTTTCTACAGGATTTTGCAAAATAAATTGCCACTGGGTAGCCTTTTTTAAAATAAGATGAAGTAACGTATAATGTTTACGAATCGTATTATCAGATAGAGTTGAATTAGGATTATCTAATCGAGGACAATTTTTTAATTGTTCCAAAAACATTAAAATATGTTTAGGCTGGATTTTATCAATAGGTTTATGACCTAATGCAGCATTTATCCTAGTGAATTGTTCATCATAGCTGAAAATAGTTTTATCTTGTTTTTTTTGAATTTTCAAATAATGTTCTTTCCAATATTTATAAAATTCATTTAAAGTCATATTATTTGGATTTACTTGATTTTTTTCAGCAACTTTGCCTGCAAAAATTCGTTCTTGCCTTATAGCCTCAGAATAACTATTAACATGAATAGTTTTTGTAATTCTTACTCTGTTTCCGAATCTATCACTACCATTATTAATGGTTATAAGCCAACTATTTTTGCCTCGTTTTTGAACTGGCATATAAAAGCACCTCACTTATATTATTAACGCGTTCCGGCTCTTACTAAAAATATATAGCTATGTTTTGAAGTCAAGAACTTGGGCGTAGCCGTATTCTTGATTTCAAAATTTAGCTATATTAAGATTCAAGCTGCCGGATAAGTTATC